GAGACCGGCGCTGGCTTTAACAGAACACCGGTCTCCCATAAACGAGCCTACAAACAGGGCTACTATTTGTGAGGCAGATATAAATATACCATAATTATTTTTTTACTTCTTAAATTTGCAAATCATTTTTATTTCTGTATTGTGCTTGATACAAGTAACTACACGCACTGGCTTTCAGAATGAGTGTAGCGTTCAGAACTTTATCAAGTGGACTAGCCAGACCATAAATCATCCGTCATAGGGATATTCCTCGGCATAATTTAAATTTTGGTTGGGCGGGGCCGACACAGGGTTAGCTGTGTTAAAACCAAAAATGTTTCGGTTGGGTGCTAAGATATATCTACTATGTCGTTGGATTATATACAAAATGGAATGAGATTTAAAATCAACGACAATCAAATTTCTTACATAAAAAATAAACAAGTGATTGACACTTGGACTCAACCAAATCTAAATCCAAAAGCATTAGAACGATATGTGATTGACAGAATGATTTCTTTAGCTTATCTCTACAAAGAGGAATTGATTCGACTATAATAAAACCTATGGTTTTAGATTTAAGTGTTAAGATAGATTTGTCGGCTCCACTAACCGATATCCTCCCATCACTGGCTATTCTTTCGGGGATAGCCTTATCCAAAAGGAGTCCAAGCACACCTAATGGCTAAAGTTCAATGGGACCCAGAAAATGAAACTTGGGCGGAGTTTAAAAAAAGAAGAAGTGCAAACTCTGGTATATCCGGTATGGGGCAGAAAAAAAGAGAAGGCACCGGCAAGAAAAATCTTTCAGAGCTAAGGGAGATGGCTTTGAAGAGAGCAAATTACAAATGTGAGTGGCCGAATTGCAATTACAAAAAATGGCTAGAGATGGCTCATCTACGAGCAAAGGGTATGGGTGGACGCGACAGAGAAATATCTGACGACCCAATGAATGTTTGTATGCTTTGCAAAGAACATCACGATATTTTTGACGGCAGACAACGACAGGGTTCAAAAAGAGAATACACTGAACTTCTCAAGGGATTTCTTATACTACAATGGAGAGTGAAATGAGTGAAGTATATGACGAACTTAAGGACTACAATCCAGAAGCACTAATCATTGATGATTTTGAAGAAGCATATTTAGGCTTTTCTACAGACGGAAAAGCTATCTATGACTTTTACACAATGCTTGATGTTGTTGTAGAAGGCATTTTAGAAGATGAAGACTGCACAGAAGATGAAGCAGTTAATGACGCTATACAACATATTGAGACAAATATTATTTCTGCGTATGTCGGTCCTTATACTCCTATTGTGATGTATAAGGAAATCTATGACTAACAAGTATGTTCCTAAACTTCCTGCTTTACATAGCGGTCAACAAAAAGTAAAAGATTCAGACGCTCGTTGGAAAATTCTTTGCGCGGGTAGGCGATTCGGAAAAACAAGACTTGGTGTTCAGTTATGTATGGAGGTTGCCTTAAAAGGTGGAAGAGCTTGGTGGGTTGCTCCTACATTCTCAATTGCTAGAGTTGGTTGGCGTGATATCGCTGCAAGTGCAAAATCATTTCCTAGAGAGATAGAGCCAAAAGTATCTTTAGCTAACATGCAAATCGATTTAGCTAACGGAGGTTCTATTGGTGTTAGGTCTGCTGATAATCCACAAAGACTTAGAGGTGAGGGTCTTGATTATCTAGTTATGGACGAGGCTGCTTTCTGCAAAGGCGAAGTATGGTCAGAAGTTCTTAGACCTACTCTTACAGAAAGAAAAGGTTCTGCGTTATTTATTTCAACTCCTATTGGAAGAGACAATTGGTTTTACGACTTATGGGAACAAGCAGAAGAATCTGAAAATTGGGAACGCTTTAGATTCTCTACTACTGACAATCCTATGATTGACCCCGAAGAAGTTGAGGCAGCTAGAAAAGAAGTTGGCTCTATAGTTTTTGCACAAGAGTATTTAGCAGAGTTTGTTGACGCAGGTCAAGGTATGTTAAAGCCGGAATGGATAAATTATTTTACTATTGTTCCAGACCCGGCAGGAAATCTTAAGTGCATAGTTGAAGGCACAGAATATTATTTAGCTAGTTTAGAAAAGTTTGGTATTGTTGATTTAGCTACTACAACCAATAAAGATAGCGATTTTACAGTTATTACTTCATTTGCAAGAACTCCAGATAATAGATTACTAGTTATTGATATGACTAGGGCTAAATTAGAAGGTCCAGACATTATTCCCGCGATAAAACGCGCAATGGATAAAAATAAGCTAAAATATGTAGGTATAGAACGCCAAGGTTTTCAAACCACGATAATCCAGATGGCGCAACGAGCTGGTATTCGTGTTAGAAATCTCAAGACGGATAAAGACAAAGTTACACGCGCACTACCTTTATCTGCTCGAATGGAATCTGGAGATGTGTATTTATTAAGAGACACACACTGGCTTCCAGAAGTAGAGAGAGAAATTATGACTTTCCCTGCCGGAGCACATGATGATATTATCGATACCTTAGCCTACGGCGTTCAAATGTTGCAAGAACAAAGAAGCTGGAGCGCGTATTAATGGCTGAAGAGAAGTCAAGGTTTTCAAAAGCGTTAGATTGGTTGAATGCACCAACTGACGCAAGAATTAGAAGAGAAGCACAACAAAAAGGTTTAATTGTAAACCAATCTGAATATTCATTTTTAAATCAAGCAGTAATGGGTTACAACACCCAGTCTGGTTATTTCGACCATAAAAAACTAGCAGAACTAGGTGACGGAACTGGGAACTCTGCTGTTATTGCATGTCTTAATGTTTTAGCTACAGCTTTTGCAGAACCGGGTCTTTTAATTGCTACTAGAAATAACGAAGGTGATTATGCACAAGATATGAATCACCCATTAGCAAATCTTATAAGAAGACCTAATCCTTACATGACACAACAATTATTAGCAAACTATATTGTCACATCTTTAAATGCCAACGGTGACGCTTTCATTTACAAAAATAGAAATGCAAGAGGTCAAGTCGTTGAGCTAGTTCCCCTTATGCCTCACTTAGTTGAAGCAAAAGGAAACGAAAATGAGCTTATTACTCATTTCCAGTATCAACCACAAGGTGGCGTACAAGGGGAAGATTCTGTAAGAATAGAAAAGAAAGATATGGTTCACTTACGCCAAAATGTTGACCCAAGTAACATGAGGCGTGGTCTTGCTCCCCTTAGAGGCGTTCTAAGAGAAATAGCAGGAGATGAAGCTGCTGGACAATACACCGCAGCTTTATTACACAACATGGCGGTACCCGGAGTAATCCTCTCTCCAAGAGATGACCAAATGGGTGGCCCAACTAGAGAAGAAGCTGAAGCTATTGCTGACATGTATAAGCAAAAGTTTGGTGGTAAGAACAGAGGTGCGCCTATGGTCTTATCCGGTGCTATGAATGTTGAAATAGTATCTTTTTCTCCAGACCAAATGAAGTTAGCCGAATTAAGAAGAATCCCAGAGGAAAGAGTGTCAGCAGTTCTTGGCGTTCCAGCAGTTCTCGCCGGCCTCGGAGCTGGGTTGGATTCGGCGACCTACTCAAATACAAAAGAACTTAGAGAGTTCTTTACCGAGTCAAAAATGGTCCCAATGTGGAACATGGTTGCGCAAGAACTGACTCATCAATTGTTACGACCAGAGTTCGGCGGAAACGATAATCAATACTGTGAGTATGATATCGGAAATGTTAGAGCACTAGCTGATGACAAAGACAATCTCTATAAACGCATGAATACTGCTGTACAAGGAGGTTGGGTAACAATTGGCGAAGCTAGAAAAGTCGTAGGACTAGAGGCAGACAATAGACATGATGTTTATTTAAGACCTCTTAATATGATTCAAGTTACAGAAGATGGTTCACCACTTCTTAATGATAATCCTACTGAACAACCTGCACCGGCAAACAATGATGATGAAGAAAGTAAATTGACAACCATTGACTTACCGCCAGAAGTAGAAAGAGAAGATGTTCCTAAACCAACACCAACTTATTTAAGTGAAGAAAAATATATTGCAGAAATGCCTAATGGTGCTTACTGTGTTATAAGTCATGATGACGGCGAAATTATTAAATGCTTTGACACAAGACAAGAAGCAGAAAACTTTTTAAATAATAAAAAAGAACCAGCTGCTTTGATGAAAGATACTTACACAACTATTGAAGAAGCACAAGAGAGAGCTAAAGAATTAGGTTGCGAAGGTACACACTACATTGAAGTAGACGGAGATAAATTTTATATGGCTTGCGCTACACATCAAGATTATTTAGACGCAGTCCACAAACCTAAAAAAGACGGAGAGATAGAAGAACTCAAAGTATCACTAGAAGAAGCAGAAGCAATGTACGAAAAAGGCGATAAATTGCATAGTCCAGAAGAAAAAGCTCCAAAGAAAATAACTAACTTTCCAAAAAGTGGTGATAATCAAAAGATAAGTTTATCTAACTCACAACACTCACAGTTTCCAAGCTACGCTTATGTTAAAGATTTAAAAGAGAACTGGCCAGAGATTTGGAGAAGAGCAGGTACCGGCGGTAACCCTCCTACTTCATTTACTGGTAATGACGCTTTTAATAGATGGACAGCGTATAAAGGTGGAGATAGAAGCGAATCAGTTCTTAACTGGGTTAAGAGAAGAGAACGCTTTATGAATCGTCATAAGAAAAATAATAGACTTAACGGCATTATTGCAGTTATGAAGTGGGGCGGAGTAACAGCTGGTGGAGTTTCACAAATGAAGTCTGTTGTAAATGACTACAAAAAAGTTATTAG